GGATTAATAGAAGTAGAATCAGCCACCTCTGCATACCCACTTCCATCTAAATTTAAACTATGCTCTCTAAGTCGAACATCGTTACCTAAGATGTCTTTAGATTGGTCATTAGGGTCTGATATTAGAGTAACCACATCTGAACCTATCGTTGGCTTACTCCAATCCATTAAACCAAGTTGAGGTATAGTGGCTTGTCTAGGCGACCAAGTTGCACCACTTATAGCACCATTATTGCCCTCTCCTGAACTATCGTAATTAATCGCACCTGCACCCTCGCTCAAGTGCCAATAACCTTTGAGATTAGATAAGGCAATAGTCGAAGCAGCTCTATCTGTTACAAGGTGCTGAGGATTATCGTAGTCAAAGGTTACATCGGATTGAGTCCAAGCTACATCGTAGACTTGAACATCTGATAGTTTACCCTCGAAAAATCTAGTTGTTCCATCTCTACCAATATCAGATTGTGAAGCACTATCTGACAACGCAGTTGTTGTTTTAGCAGCTATAAGAGTACCATCAATATATACTGATGTTGTTGTTCCACTTACTGATACTACAATCCTATACCATTTATTGTTTAAGTCTGATATTGTGTAATTAACTCCTGCTCCACTTGTGTTTGTATAAACAACTAGAGTGTCATTATCCTCAAGCCAAACATTAAATTTACCATAATCTATTATAGTTTGATACGATGTACTAGCTGATACAACAGGATTTAACCAACAAGCAAAGGTCATATTTGTTGCAGGGTTTGATTGTACTCCCAAATCTACATAATCATTAATCCCATCAAAGCTAAGTGCCTTTCCTGTGTATAAGGTAGCCCCATTCGAGTTACCCGATTTATCAGGTGCGATTTGAGTTACTTCTTGGATTTTAAAAGTTGTTATCGTAGCCTCACCAGCACTTTTATTTTTTACATATATATTAGTTTGTGTCGATGTAAAAGTAATTGTATCACTAAAAACACCCGAAGATGAAGTTGAATAATACTCTACACTATCATTAGCATTACCTACACGAATACCACTAGAAGCATCAGTTGTACCTGCGATAGTTAATTTATAAGATTTTCCAACCTCTACCAATGTTTTATATAAACCACCATCAGGGTCTGACTTGAAAGTATTAGCAGTCTTTTCTGTTATGTCTATTTCAGTCCACCCACTTGTAAAGTCATAACCCTCATTTAAGTCCTCCCCAAGAATCTCACTATTCTCGAAAGGTAGCCACATCTTTAGTCCGTCTTTAATTACACCAAGAACCCTTCGGACAATAGAGTTAAGTGTATTTGTTAGTTTTATTAACATAACCTAAGTCGTTTAAAGGTTAGTATAAAGCAATAATATCGTTAGCAGATGTTCCTGTATTGTAAACTTTTTTAACTTGAACAGCTAAAACTGAGCCATCTGCTACGTTTTTAAATGTAACCGTATCGCCTGATACTGTATCTACTTTTATGTTACCACCAGTTCCAATATATAATACTGCTCCTGGTATAACTAATGTTTCTTGTGTAGCTGGAACTACATCTACAGCTTTAATTGCTTGTTGAGTTACTTTATTAGTTGGTACAAATCCCATAATTCCTTAATTTTTTAAAGGGTTTTTAATTACTATTTTTATCTTAACACTTTTTACATTTTTCCCCTCTTAAAAAGCACAGAGGTAGTACAGCTATTAAAGCTAATACAAGAACTTGCCAAGTGATTCCACTTGAATCAATCTGACTAACAGCAGCTATAGCTAACACACCCGATACTGTTCGTTTCGATGACCACTTTCCTTTATGGTCTTTGAACATCTCAGGTAGTATAGNTATAATACCTTTAGCNATTAGTTTTGAACCGAATCCTGGCATAATACTTATTTTTTAGGGTTATCAGATGATTGCTCGTTGTTCTTTATGAAGAACGCAATTAAATCATCTAAATATCCGAATACTTTATTATCCTTAATCGAAGGAGTTAATCTTACTACGATTCTAGCTACTGCTAAAATTGCTAATAATAACTCAGCTCCATTGGCTAATAAAAAATCTAATAGTTGTTGCATAATTTTTGTGTTTACTTGTTTATAAATCCTTTAGTAAAGGTGGGAAAATCTAGCTGAAAAAGGTAGCATAAAAACTAGAAATTCACAGCACCCTTACTTTTTATCTTTATTTCTTAATTTCTCTACCCACTTGTAAATACCAAATGATATTGCTAAACATAGAGATAATATTCTTAACCATTGCTCTACATCAGATAAACTTAATCCGATTGCCATTACTTGAGCAAATCCCATTTCTATTGTGTTCTTATCCATTATGCTAGTGTTATAGTAGCTCCATAGAGCTTGTCTGTAAGATTTGAGGTGTTTGCTTCTATTACTATGTAATTTCTACCTGTTCCTGCTAAATCTGTAATATCTAACTCTGTATTTGCATTTCCTGAACCTATATTAGTTGTAGTAAAATTATTTATAAGACCACTATATACTCTAATACTAAAATTAGTTGAACCAAATACATTAACTTTTGTAGCTGTAGTTCCATTAGGTATTATTTTTATAGCAAACATTAATTGTGATGTACTACTTAACTTAACACTACCACCATTATCNTCTGTATAAACATCTGTACCTGCTCTATTTGTTAGTTTAAATTCATTAGGAGTTATATTAATTTCATTTGATATNATTCCTCCTGATATNNATTCNGTTGCAGGATAAGCTGTATTATCAGTTATTACATTAGTTAGGTCAGCCGATTTTACTAATATTAAAGAGCCTACAGGGTAATCTCTAGGAGGTGTAAAAGCATTTACATCAACATAATCTACACTCTTTTTAGCTGCTGAGCAAATAATTTCAAATGGACTAGAACCATCAGGTGATGCTAAAAACAATTTTTGATTTGCGTAATATTTTCCCTCAACATTAGCATCTAAACTAATTTGAGTTACACTAACATTTGAACCATAAGCAGTATCAGTNACCCCTATAGTATTAGGTTTTAAAGTGGCTGTTGGGATNTTAATAGCGTTAGTAGGCTCAGGATTGTAAACAAACTCATTTGAAATTACAGGGTCAGGTGAAATTATNGGNGATGCTGTTTCATCTACTTTATACCATTCACCACTCATAATCTCGCTACGAGCTTTAAAAGTACCTCCTAAAAATGAATAATATTTATACGCACNATCATCATTAATAGAGTATTTAATTACTCTTAATGGTGATATATCTCTTGATTGTATATCAGCTTGTAATATTTCTAAAGGTTTAGTTTGAAGTTGTAAAAACTCATTTACTCTAAGCTGTAATATGTTTTCAAACGTACCTGAATTACCTCTTCTAAAGTCATCTAAAACAGGAGGGTAGTTTGGTGCGTCATAATATTTAACAGCATACAAATCATTTACTGCTGTTTGACCTATCATAACCGAACCTAAATCAACCGACTCTAAGGCAGGAGTATTAGTTTGAGTAGCTGTATATACAATATCTGCACCTGCATTGTTTGATGCGTTTTCTTCGGATGGGGTTAACTCTAAAGTAACTACATTTGTTTTATTTGATGTAGGTGTAGGTGGTGCGTGGATAAAAGGGTCAATACCGTGTATGCCTGTTATATCTCTTTGATGATAAACATTAGATGTTTGTGTTTTTACACTCACTTTTCCACTTATAGGAGGTGATTGTACATTACACTCAAATCTTAATACAGTTCTAAAAGATGAATAAACATTACCACTAAATGTATAATCAGATTCTCTTCTACAAGGAAAATTACCACCACCACCACCAGCCACAAACATACTCGTTGATTGATTAGCACTTGTAAATTCAGGGTCATTTGATATACCACCAATCACATAAACTAAATCTTCGTTGTTTAAAGGATTTGATGGTGCAGCTGCTAGATAACCTCTTATAACATCTATACTTAAAGCAGTAGAATTACTTTGAACCCACTTTAAAGTATCACTATCTGATTGTGTTTGTAAATAATAATCATCAACACCATCAGTAAGTTTTATAGTTAAAGCAGATGTAGTAGTAAATGTATTATTAAATATATCGTGGTCAGCATCATTAAAACTAAAATCAGACTTTAAAACTTTAGTGTGGTTGTGAGCGTTATAATTTAAAGTAAATAAACCTGAATTAGCACTAACGTACCCTGCTTGAATTGGAGTTTCTAAATCAGTTCCTACAGGTACACTAAAAGACTCTTCTTGAGTATAAGAAACACGAACACTCTCTAAAGCTGGTTCGTAAGTTAAACTTGAACCATTAACTATAGCGTTGTTTGATTGGTCTATAGTTAAAATTAAACTAAGATTTTCGGCACTTTCATCAGAGTTACTTGAAGCTTTATAACCCTTTATTGTACCCGAAGTATATCCTGTAAAACTATTAGGTTGTATAAAATTATAAACCCCTTCTGCTAAAAACCCAACTAAATTAAATAGTTTTAAGCTACCATTAAAATAATCTTGTAGCTTATATTGTAGTGAATTTAATCCTGATGTAACCTCACCTTCTTCATTGTAGGTAGTTCTACCTGCATAAGCACCACTTGATACAAAATATTTACCTAAAGGGTTTATTGATGGGTTGTAATCACCATCCATCCACCAATCAGATATAGTCCTAAAAAATTTAAAACTATCGGGTGCTGGGTTTAAATTATTTGCTGTACTACCTCCTACATCTAACTTAGAGCCTGTTGCAGCTGATGATAAAACATTAAGTAATGAACTTTTAACTGTATCAATAGTAGCTACCTTAGTTTGTTCGTCTGCGAAAGAATCAGGCTTTAATTTATTAAGGAAACCGTAAGAATCGGTTGCGTTTAATTTATATTCATAAGGATAAGGTAGATTCTCTACAACATCAAATGCCGACTCTACCCAACCATACCACCAAATATTTGTGTGAGCTGAATCTACTGCTCCTTTATAAATTCTTATATAATAATTATGAACACCAGTATTTAAAACATCATAGACAAATGTTTCATCGGTGTTATTTTCAATTATTAAATTTAATGTACAAGCTGAAGCTATAAATTGTGTATCTCTAGTACCACCTTGACCATTCCAAGTAACTTCAAAACCTTCTCCTGATAGATTGATTTCCGTTGATGAACCTGTGAAATCTTTTTTCCAAATTTCTACATTCCAAATACTCTCTTTTTCACCTTTAATGGTGCTATGTCTAAATTTCTTGTACGCCATCTATATCTACCTTCTACTTTTTCTTCTATTAGCTCTATCGAACACAATCAATAAATCATCACCTTTTATCTTTACATCAGGTATAACTGTGTTAGAACCTCCCGAATCGCCTATAATCGACTTTAATCTATCTAACGGGGCGATAACTTCAGGATTACTTCTAGCACCTGAATATTCACCCATTAAACCTAATGTTGGTCCTGATACAACCCCACCATCAGCGAACTGAGGTATTGGTTGGGCTGCTATTGTAGCTACTTGTACTGCCCCTAACCCTGCTACTATTGATGACATAGGAATACCTAAAAAACCTAATTCACCTAAAGTCTTAGTAACTGCTGTTGCTGTGTTCATAATAGCACTTGCTATCGCAGACATTTTTTCGGCTATAGCTTGTTTCCTTTGAATTTTAGCTTTTTCTTCTGCTGTCTTTTTCTCTAAAGCTATCATCGCATCAGATTTAGCTTTTTCAGTCATAGATGATGCTTCTATTAAAGCAGCTTCCCTCTTATGGTTGTTTTCAATTTTAACCATTTGATTGTCTAACGCTTTACCTATAACGTCAAATGCCATAGTTATTTGTGCACCCCACTTTTCTGCAAAATCGCCAATAAGACTACTAATATCAGAAACTTTATTTTTAATTTCTTGCATTGAAGGAAACTTAAAAGGAACTTTAATCTCTATTTCCTCTTCATCTAATTCATCCTCTAAGGCTTGGATTTCATCTAAAGCATCATCTACACCTACAAAGTCAAATCCTTCTTCTTCTTGTTGTTCACTACTAGAAGCACCGAATCCACCAAAACCTAATTTAAGTGCAATCCAATCTTTTAAGGATTGAGTTAAATCATCTACTTTCTTTTCAGATTTCTCTACGGTATCTGACCAAGATGTAAATTTCTTTAATTCATCATCGGGTATTATTTCATCAAAAACAGGGTCACCATCTTGTTTAAACCAATCTATACCTACCTTTTGAGCGTATTTATCTATAAACTTTACAGCTTCCGTAAACGCTTTTATAAAGAAGTTTTTAACTTTGCTAGTAAAATTAGAGAACCTTTCAGCTATAGCTTCTATATTATCTGCTATATGTCGTCCTACTGCTGCAAATATCCTAACAAATCCATTTATAATATTTATTATAAGATAAATACCTACTGCTACTGCTCCTATTACTAAAGCTGCCTTTGTTGCTAATACTCCTATAACTGAAACAATTGCAGATATAATTAAAAGAGCTGGACCGATAGCTGCTGCAAAAGCTGATATTTTTATTATAGTTCTTTTAGTTGAATCTTCTAAATTAGAAAATTTTTGAGCTAATATTGTTATTTTATTTATAATAGGCAATATAGCATCAGAAATTAATGCTCCAAACTCTATTTTCAGCCCCTCTATAGCTGATTCCATCTTTTTAACTTTAGCTAAGGTTGTTCCTCCCATCGCTTCAGCCATTTCATCTAACCTAGTAGTATTGGTTTTATACTCTTCAGTTAGTTCAGCTACTTTATCTTTATTTTTAGCAAGAATAAGTAGTTGACCACCTGCTGTAAGACCAGCTATTTTCATTGCTTTTTCTAACCCTAACTCACCTTGAGTCGCTAAATCTAAAACTTCCGTAAAAGACCTCCCTTCTTTGTGAAGTTTTGAAAATATCTTACGAAGCCCTGTACCTGCTTTAGACGCTTTGATACCATTATCCATTAGAACACCCATCATCGCTGATAGTTCTTCTAATTCTACTCCTACAGCGTTTGCTGATGCACCTGCGTGACCGAATGCAGTCGAGAATGTGCTAAGTTGTATGGATGAATTTGCTGATGCTGAAGCTAAAGTATTTGCTACTCTTGCTGCGTCGCTTGATTCTAATTTAAAAGCGTTTATGGAGGATGCTGTTACTTCGGCTGCAAGAGATAAATCTTCTCCCGTTGCTAATGCTAAGTCTAATATAGATTTCTCCATATTTTTAATAGCAGTCGGGTCGAAACCTTTACGACCTAATACTAATTGAAGGTCAGCGACTTGAAGTGCAGTAAATTGTGTAGTAGCACCTAGTCGTTTAGCTTCGTCTGTAAGCATTTTAAACTCGCCTACCGTAGCTCCAGTAACCGTATTAACCTTCATCATACCATTCTCAAACTTAGCGAATGTATCGAAGGCTGATTTACCTAAAGCAGTTAGAGGTGCTGTGACACCAAACGATAAAAGAGAACCCATACGAGCTGCTCCTGAAGCGAATTTAGCTAACGACTTGTTCGCTTTACCTAATCCAACTTCCAGCCCTTTAATATTGGCTGCTACAATTATCGAGATGGTTTTTACAGATGCACCCATTACTTACAATTTATTAAAATTACTTTTTCTATATCTTTCAAGAACTTTTTGTATATGTTCTTTTGAGGCTATCTCTTTCTTTGGTTTATTTTTATTATCCCAAGGAAAAGGTAATACATCAGTAGGTCTTAGTTTCTTTTTAGAGTGAGGCATTAAGCAAGCAATCATAATAGTTCTTGTTCGCTCCCAAGAGTCTTGATTTGATTGATTGTGATGTTCAGAGAAGCCCTTTAACTTATTATTAAAAGAACGAGGGGTTAATTCATATAATCCATCATACGATAACCCCATCATTCCTAATCCTATCTGTTCGAGTTTATCCCAATTAATATCCTCGCCATCATCATCAATTTCCTCACCCTTTACTACTTTCCCTCTTCTTGAGGTTGGTCTAATTGGAACGATTCAAATATTTCATTTATCTTAGAGAACTCTTCATTATCTATCCAATCTTCAATATCAGATATTTTGTAATTAAACTTCTCTCCGTTCTTTTTAGCACCGTACTTCAAACCAAAGTAAGCGATAACTCCAATGTGGTCTATCTCAGTTCCTAACTTATTTAATTCGTTTAGTTTTAAACCTAACTTGTTGCAAATTTGCTTTAAACACAAGTAACTAAACCTAATAGGTCTTAACTGACCACCTAATTCTACCTTTTTCATTTTATGCTTATTAATTGTTAATATGTACCTGTTGTTGCTGTACTTGTACCTGTGAATGTTACAGAGTAAGTCACATTTTCCTCAACTCCTGCATCCATAGAAAGACTTGTAACAAAAGCAGAACCTTGGTAATATCTACCTGAAGTTCTCTCTGCAAACCTTACTGTGACTAAAGTTCTATCCTTTAAATCATTAAAGAACTCTTGAAAGTCTAAATCAG